GGACCTAGGCTTGACACGTCCAGATAATGAAACCATTACTACTGAACAATTCAATGCTTACACGTCCGAAGTACTGGACACAATGTTCGACGGCTACACAATATCCGATGCCGTCGGAAATTGGAAAGGGGAAAGGGAACAAACCAAAATTGTTTCTATATGTACCGAGTATAAAGACTTAGTACAAAAAGCCGCAAACCTTTATAAGGAATTCTTTGAACAAGATGCCGTCGCAATCTCCACACTTCCAGCACTTGAGATGGTTTAAATGCCATCTCTTTTATTTTGTATCATTTGATACATTTCACAATAAAAACCACAATAACAGCCACAATAACCCTCACAATAACTGGGCAAGGAGGCAAGGAGTCACACACTACAAGGACGCATGAACACCCACACTTTATTTCGTATTTATCAAGCCGTGAGACGTCAAGGACGCCCACAACCATTTACACCACAACGCAAACGGAGGTTAAGTATTCTCAATGAATAGATCAAAACTATTTGAATGGTTACTCGATAATGATTGCCCATGGGAATGGGAAACATCTGATGAATTTTCTGTAAGTGACAACGTAACTCTTACATTTTTTGACAAGGAGGAATCCAATGACTAAATACGAAGTCAGAGTCACACAAACTCATGTTGACTATTATCATGTTGATGCTGAATCTGAAGAGGACGCACAATGGCAAATCAAAGAACGAGTAAACAAGGACATGATTGCAGGTAAAAAGGTTGACACTATCAAGCGGAAACCCGTACTTGATTATGCTTTAAAATTAGACGATACTGGAGAGGTAACTTATGACTGAATACAACGATCTCATGCAACAAGTTGAAGAACACAACAAATGGTTGCACCGAACCAAGGATATCAATGTCAATGACTGTCTTACATATGAGGACAGGGACGCCATTGCCAAAATCATTGACAAACGTGTTGCCCAAGAATATGGTGACATGTTTCCATTTAAATGGTCATTCAACGTATCAGGACACTTCTTATGCTAACAATGGAACAAGCTACTAACTTATCAGTAGTATTACACGATGCTCTAGGCAGAGCCAACGATTCAATTCTTACACACCCACTTGATCCTGAAGAGATCGAAGAACTCATGGAGGAACTACTATGACTATTTATGACTACTTTGATGCACTTACAAACATCGGATTAGATGAACCACACTCTGAAGAGTTTGAAGATGCCATCATGGACACACTTGCTTTAATTCAACAATCCACCTTAGCTGACATTGAATCAGAATGACTACCACCAAACCACTCTATCTACTCATCAAACTAGACGTTGATGCAGAAGTTGTCTTCACATACGAGGAAGCAGAAAAATATGCTCAAAACTTTTGTAATAGTCTAGAGTTTGAGCTTATTGACCATTGCTTGGAAGAAGAAGAAAACCCATGTTTGTATATAGGAGGCGAAGAAGATAACAAACCGCTATTTCATATTACTTAATATCATTACAAACTGTTTTATCATTGCAGGTGTCACTCGTCATTGGCATCCTGCAAATTTTCACAATAATTATCACAATAACAAGGAGGCAAGGACGCATGGATCCTCACAAGCTCAAATATTTGGTCGAACTACAGAGCGGCAGGACTATCGTAATGAACAGTTCTCTCGACCCTGAAGAAGCTGCATGGGATGCTTACGACGAGGCATGTCTCATGGATGATTACCTTAAAAACATTACACCGATTTGCGATGTCTAAACGAAAGTACTACCCAAACAAATGGAAACAAGTTAAAGCTGTACCAGCCAAGTACTTTGAATCTATTGACTTTGAAGATCTAATGGACTGGAAGATGGGAGGTTATGAACTACCAGAGGGTGTAATGTGCATTCTTAGAGAACGTAATCTCAAAACAAATAAAGTAACTGAATACACTTATCAACAAATGTCGGCTGCCAAACGCCGCACACACAAAATCTTAGAGCATGGTAATAGTGAGCTTACAATATGTACTCACTCTCAAGTTGCTCACATTGATGCCACCAATTTATAGGAGAACTATGAAAGACTCATTCAAGGACGTCTATACATATGCCAGTCAAGCTCTGGATATGATAGAATTAGAAAAGGATACTAATCCTAACTACAAAGAAATCAAACAACTACTAACTGATCAAGTCAACGAAGAACTACATGATGTCAGGTATTCCCGAGTCACTAATTGAAGAGCAAGTTAAACTAGAAAGATCTCAGGTAAGTCAGGGTCTCAAGTGTCTCAATGACAACACGTTTAAACTTGAAGATAAAAGCTATGCTTCAGCTACAGTATATGGTATTGCATCTATAGATTCTTTATTACCTTTACTGGTAAACAAGATCAATGAGACTAACCGACGTATACATCAAGGACACACAGGCGTAGCATTCAAGGAGATACACAAGTATCTTGCAGGTTTAGAGCCATTGGCTGCTGCTGCAATAGCGTGTAAGATCACATTCGATAAAGTGTTTAGCTTCAAGGAAGGTAGTAACTTCGCTGTCAATGTGTGTGACTCTATTGGTCATGCTATTGAAGATGAGTGTCTGATGAGACATTACGAAGAGAAAGTTCCTGCATTGTTAACTACATTAAAGAAAAACTATTGGCACAAATCAATAGGTACACAGCAAAAGCTAGTGGTGATCAAGACTTTGATGAATCGTTACAAGGTTCCTACATGGACTCCATGGGGAAGATCTATTCGTGTGAAGCTCGGAGGTTGGCTGCTTGACTGTATCATGGAGTCGAGTGGTTGGTTTACTCAGGAAAAGATAAGAGAAGGACATAAAACTGTTACATATGTGTTACCAACTGCTGAGTTTCTTGACATCAAGGACGAAGTTATGGCAACTGCTGAACTGTTCTCACCTCTAGCGTGGCCGATGCTAGTGCCACCAAAGGATTGGAGCAATGAAGAGGTCGGAGGTTACATACTTAACGAAGTTATGTGTGGTCACGATTTAGTCAGAAGAGGCGACCGCCACCGTATACAGGGAGAAACACCACTAGACTTTCTGAACAAAATACAGAAGGTCGGATATAAACTAAATCCCTTTGTAGTACGGACTGCTGAGTTCTTACAAGAAAAAGAAATTAGTGTTGGGAAATTCCTCCCTATAATTCATTATGATATACCTCCCAAACCTGTAGATATAGCTGAGAACAAGGAGTCTCGGAAGAACTACAGAAGGAGAGTAGCAGAGGTAATGAATAGACAAGCTCAAGAAACAAGAAGATCATGTCGTACTCGTATGACAATGGAAGCTGTGTCTAAGTTTAAGAACAGAGATGTCTTCTATGTACCTTGGAGTTTTGACTATCGGGGAAGAGCATACCCTATACCTGCATTCCTTACACCGCAAGATACAGACTTTGGTAAAAGTTTGATTAAGTTTGCGGATGAAGCGAATGTTACACCAGAGTCTTACAAGTGGTTAGCTTTTCAAGTAGCTACTTCTTATGGTCTGGATAAACATACGTGGGATGAGAGGCAGCAATGGGTCAAAGATAATCTTTCCACAATAACTCGTGTCGCCGAGGATCCTATAGATAACATAGGAGACTGGGAAGGAGCTGAGGAACCATGGCAGTTCTTAGCAGCTTGCGAAGAGTATTACCGATGTGTAATAAAGAAGGACAGATTAACTACTGGACTATGTGTAGCAACAGACGCTACATGTAGTGGTCTTCAGATTCTAGCTGGTTTGGCTAGAGATAAATCGACTGCACAACTCGTCAATGTGTTGCCGTCTGACCGACCACAAGACGCTTATGCTGTAATAGCTAAGAAATCTATGCCTAATATACCTGAGGTCTTATGGCAAGTTTGGGACAGAAAATGTTGTAAACGTACCGTGATGACTATTCCTTACAATGCTAAAGCATTTAGTAACAGGCAATACATCAAGGAAGCACTAAAGGAGAAAGGTATAGAGGTTGACAAGGATGACCTTACAGTCACAGTCAGAGCTGTCAGGGACGCAATGTCTCAGGTAGTTCCGGGTCCGATGTCTGTTATGAAATGGATCGAAGACGAGGTATCCAAAGCTATCAAGCGTGGAGATACAGAGCTAGAGTGGACAACACCATCTGGTTTTGTAGTTGTACAACGTTTGATGAAGAAGAAGATGGAGACTATTGATCTAAAACTTTTAGGTCGTTGCCGCTTGACAGTTGCGACGGCAGATGGTAATATAGTAGATAGGACTAGGCACAAGGCTGCAACAGCACCTAACCTTATCCATTCACTAGATGCTAGTCTGTTACATCTAAGTGTTAAACGATTTGATGCACCCATCGCATTGATACATGACTCAGTTTTATGCAGAGCTACAGATATGTCTTTACTGTCTACCATAGTCAGAGAAACATACATGTACCTGTTTGCTGAACATGACTATCTAAATACTTTCGCTCAACAAATTGGAGCGGAAACTGAACCACCGATCATAGGAGATCTTGAACCGAAATCCGTGATTGATTCCACTTATTTTTTCTGCTAATGGCAAGAACAATTCACAAAACTGAAAACCCTGTAACACTTGAGGGATTCCAAGCAATACTAGCACCTAGTAAGTTTGGTTATTCACTCTCGGCTGTAGTTGGTAACGATGTTATCGACAAATTAGAAGATGAGCGAGCTGAAGTCCTTAAATGGGCAGAGTCTAAGCTCAAAAATCCGAAACGCTCCACGCTCAAACCTGAGCCATGGGAGGAAGTTTCTAAGGATAAGTATAAATTAAAATTCTCTTGGAATGAAGAGACACGTCCACCTGTAGTTGACACGGAGGGAACACAACTAACTGATGTCAAAATACCGTTATACGCAGGATCTACTGTTAAACTTGGTTTCTATCAAAAACCTTATATCCTCAGGGATGGAGTTACCTATGGTAGTTCTCTTAAGCTGGTTGGTGTACAGGTTGTCTCAGTAAAAGGTGAGGCTGGCGTAGACACAGGTGATTTAGATGCTAATGAAGTTGCCGAGCTATTCGGTAAGTCATCTGGTTACAAGGCTGCTGATCCGAACGTAGTCCCTGATACAGCACCAAGTTCAGTTGAAGATGACGAAGACGACTTCTAAATTCAAATCCAAGTTGGAAGAGAGACTAGCTACTCTCTTTACAACGCTTGGGGTCAAGTATGAATACGAGTCTGAAAAAGTCTGCTACACAATTCAACATCACTATTGCCCTGACTTTGTACTTCCTAATCATGTATATCTGGAAGCAAAAGGTTATTGGGCACCTGCCGACCGCAGGAAAATATTGGCTGTGAAGAAAGATAATCCAGACATGGATCTACGCATGGTCTTCCAAGCACCATACAATAAAATAAATAAAAACAGTAAGACTACCTATGCAATGTGGTGTGAGAAACATGACATTCCATGGACAGCTTACCATGACATACCGATTGATTGGTTAACATGACCGAGAACGAGTTCGTAAGACATATACCTTGCGACAACTGTGGTTCGTCAGATGCAAATTCCTTGTATTCTGATGGACACACTTACTGCTTCGTCTGTCATAATGTCACGGACGGAGACAAGCCAATTCACAATAACAAAATGCAGGGAGAAGTATACCTTACAGGTTCAGCCGAACGGCTGCAAAAACGCAATATTTCTGAAAAAACTAACAGATTTTATCAAATCCACGTTGATGGTAACGAACTAAAGTTTCCATATCACGATGAATCAGGAGTATTGAAGGGTATAAAAACAAAAACAAAGAAAAAAGACTTTCGTTATGCAGGAGTTTCCACTAATACGCTATTCGGTCAGCATCGTTTTCCTACTACTGGTAAACGTATTGTTGTTACTGAAGGCGAACTAGACGCCGCCTCATGTTATGAAGCCATGCCTTCGTGGCCGATGGTTTCGCTACCGCATGGAGCCGCTAGTGCTAAGAAAGACATTCAAAAACAAATACCACTATTTCAAGGATATGAGGAAGTTGTATTATTTTTCGATAATGATGAGGCAGGTATCAAGGCAGCAGAAGAAGCAGCCACCGTACTACCACCGGGAAAAACAAAGATAGCTCGTCTGGAGGGATACAAAGATCCTTCAGAAGCCTTGCAAGCCAACGACTCTGAGGCAATCAGGAAAGCAATCTGGGACGCTAAACCATACCGACCAGATGGCATTGTCGAAGGTAAATCATTATTAGATCTGGTTACGACACCAACACCACCAGCAGATCACGAGTATCCATTCCAAGGACTCAATAACTTATTACATGGAATCCGATATCAAGAGCTAGTTACCATAACATCCGGCTCGGGTATTGGTAAATCAAGTTTCTGCCGCCAAATCGCAGCAGGACTACTAGACAAAGGAGAGAAAGTAGGCTACTTAGCATTAGAGGAATCTAACAGGCGAAGTGCTTTAGGTCTGATGTCTTGTGCATTAGGTAAATCTTTACACATAGGGGAACATGAACAAAAAGACTTGGCAGACGCTTTTAGCCTTACTATGGAACATTGGAATTTATTCCTTTTTGATGGTTTTGGTTCGTATGATCCTGAAACAATTTACTCTAGGATCGAATACCTTGCCTGTGGATTGGAATGTCGTGTTGTATTCCTCGATCACCTCAGCATATTACTGAGTGGATTAGATGGCGACGAAAGACGTATGATTGATACCACCATGACCAAACTAAGGTCATTAGTCGAGCGTACTGGCATTACATTATTTCTAGTATCTCACTTAAGGAGGAGTAACAATGATAGGACTTCGCACGAAGAGGGAGGAAAAGTTTCCCTCAGCCAACTTAGAGGATCTCATAGTATTGCTCAAATTAGCGATAGCGTCATCGCTTTGGAGCGAGACCAGCAAAGCGAAAATGACAGAGACATTACAACTCTCAGAATTATTAAAAACCGTTATTCAGGAGAGACTGGATTTGCCGGGAAAATAAAATACGATTTATCAACATCGAGGTTTACTGAACATGAAACTACGACAACACCAATTTTCGACCCAAGCACAGACTTCTGAGTTGAAAAAACCTAACCCACCTACTAAAGATGCCATCAGAAAAGCAAAGTTCAGAGACAAAACATTTGACTGGACCAGTAATAATAGACCTAGAAACAAACGGTCTGCTTAAGAATACTACTGAGATCCATTGCATTGCAGTACATTACGTAGATGAAGGGATGACTGTTACGTATAATGACACAGGAGCTGCAGAACCAATAGTCAGAGCTGTTCAGTTTATTGAACAAGCTTCAAGAATTATTGGACATAATATCATTGGGTTTGATATACCCATAATCAAAAAGATGTATCCATGGTTTAATCCTCAGGGAGAAATTGTAGATACACTTGTGCTATCTCGTTTATATCATCCTAACTTGATGGAGATAGACAAAAGAAGAAATTGGAATCATATGCCGTTACAATTATATGGTAGACATTCACTCGAATCTTATGGATACCGACTAGGCGAATACAAAGGTAACTTTGGTAAGGAAGCCGATTGGTCTACATGGAGCCAAGAGATGGAAGACTACTGCGTCCAAGACGTTGCTGTTACACAAAAACTATGCAATCACTTCCACCGCTACCTGAGTGGGTCAAACTAGAACACAAGGTAGCTGAAATACTTACACAACAGGAAATCCATGGATGGTATTTTGATGAACAAGCTGCACGGGAACTTGAATCTGCTCTCAGAATTGAGTATGAAACGATTACTAAGATACTTCTCGACAGGTATCCTTACGTTGCAGGAAAGGAATTTACTCCTAAAAGAAATAATAAGAGCCAAGGGTACATCGAAGGTTGTACATTTACTAGATTAAAAGACTTTAACCCTTCATCAAGGGATCATATAGCATGGATCTTACAAACACATTGTGGTTGGATGCCCGTATCAATGACATCCACAGGAAAACCAGTAATAGACGAAACCGTCCTCAAAGAGATTGGGACGGATACTGCTCTAAAGTTCTTGACACTACTGGATCTGACGAAGCAGTTAGGAATGATATCCGAAGGCGTGAACGCATGGCAGAAGCTATGTACGAAGTCTAGAATCCACCACTACTGTGCTACAAATACCGCTACATTTAGATGTCATCATCGTACTCCAAACCTAGGACAAGTTCCTGCGGACGAGCGATTCAGACGTTTATTTATAGCTACACCCGGTCAACGCATGGTCGCAGCTGACTTATCGGGTATAGAACTACGCATGCTCGCTCACTATCTAGCTAGATACGACGGCGGTAGGTATGCAAAAATTCTTACAACTGGCGACATTCACCAGACTAATGCTGACAAGATCGGTATCAGTCGGAGACAAGTTAAGACTGTAACCTATGCATTTTTGTATGGTTGCGGTGATGTAAAATTAGGACACTCTTATGATCAGTTACTATCCGAAGAAGCCGCTAGGAAGAAGGGAAGGGATATTCGTAAAGCTTATGTTGATGCCATTCCGGGTCTTAAAGAGCTGTTGGAAGCTACTAAGAAAGGTGCAGAAAGAGGTTTCGCAAGTGCCATCGACGGTCGTCGTATCAGCGTTGACAAAGGGCATAAGTTTCTCAATTACCTCCTACAGGGAGGAGCAGCGGTTATCGCCAAAAGATGGATGGTCAGAGCACACGAACATATAACAGATATGTCTTTGTGTTGTCACCAACTTGCTTTTATTCACGACGAATTACAATTTGAGTGTGATCCTAAACACGTAGAAGATCTCAAGTCTGTATTAGAACTATCAGCTGTTGAAGCTGGAGAATACTACAATATGAGAATCCCCATAGCTGCTGAGGCTAAGGATGGAGAGACTTGGGCAGATACCCATTAATGTATGAAAATTTTGATAGACGCAGACTATATTGTATATAAGTCTTGTGCCGCAGCAGAAAGTGAAGTAGACTTTGGCGATGATGTTATTCTCGTTACAAGTAATTTCAATGATGCTTACAACGCCGCAAAGCGTGAAATAGCTAAGATAGAAAAAAAGCTTGGTGATTTCTCAACTACTATATTGTTCTTTTCTGATAGTGTAAATTTTAGAAAAAAAATTCTACCAGAATACAAAGGACATCGAAATCGTAAAAAACCATGTGGATACAAACGTATCATCAATGCTCTTGGAAAAGAGTACAAGGTCATCAAGAAGCCTTCATTAGAGGGTGACGATGCACTAGGTATTTATGCCACAAAATTTCCGGGTAATATTATTGTTTCACCAGACAAGGATATGAAACAGATTCCCGGTCAGCTATATAATTTTGACGATGTTTTCACAATAACACCTGAGCAGGGTGCTAAATGGCACTTATTGCAAACAATGGCAGGTGATAACACCGACGGATACTCTGGAGTACCTACAATCGGCGTAAAAAGAGCCGAAAAAATTTTTGAGGAAAAGGGATATACTTGGAAAGCTGTAGTGGAAACCTTTGAAGAAAAAGGTATGACAGAAGACGACGCCCTAGTTAACGCTAGACTTGCAAAAATATTAACTGCTGATGATTATGACTTCAACAAAAGAGAACCTAAACTTTGGTCCCCCTCCTCCAATTACAAAATTGACGACGGAACAGGATCTAAAAATGAGACTGATAAAGGACAAACTAAATAGAGATGACGTTAAAAAGGAAGATATCATTACAGTATTCTTAGCGTTACAAAAACAAAATTTTATATTAAGTAATTCTTTAATGAATTTAGTAGAAAGTTGGCCGAAAGAGCCACAGGCAATGTTTGGTATTTTAATTTAATGACAACAGAACTAATCTCCCGTACTGGTCGGGTCCAGTCTTGGCTGGATAACCCAGAATCACGCCTACCAGTTTCATGTACTGTATTCGTAGTCGAGGACACGATGGAAGGTCCCGATGGTATAGAAGCCAGCTGGAGGTTTGTCTCTCATGCTCTCCGATACGGAGCAGGAGTAGCAGTCCACTTATCAAAGATCAGACCTAGAGGTCACGAGAATGGTAAAGGTTTAGTTGCTAGTGGACCAGTATCATTCGCAAAAATTTATTCTAGTTTAAATGAAACATTACGCAGAGGTGGGGTCTTTAAAAATGGTGCCGTTGTTGCTCACCTTGACATTGATCACCCCGATATTCTTGAGTTCGTGCAAACGCCCAGAGAAGAACTCGCATGGATTAAACGATGTGTTAACGTCGATAGAGAAAAATGGTCCACTTCAGAAGATAGAACAAAGAAAGCTATTCTTGGAGGCATTGCAAGAGGAGACATTTGGCTCAACAAAATAAAACATGACAACGACAACAACCGAATCAGAGGCAACGTTTGCTTGGAGGTATATTTGCCCTCACGAGGAACTTGCCTCCTGCAACACGTCAATCTCGGTGCCTGTAAAATCGAAGACTTGCAAAAAGCTTTCGCTACAGGTATGTCGAGCTTGTGCGATCTCCATGGGAGAACAAATATTGAAGCTAGTGGAGAGTACCTCCCCAGCAAAACAGATAGGCAAGTTGGACTGGGGGTTCTTGGACTCGCCAACTTCTTAAGTAATAATAATGTAACGTATGCAGATTTTGCCAATGCGTTAGACAGAAAAACTTCAGAAAAACCTAGTCAAACTGCATTACATATTGTTGAACAATTAGAATTAGCCATAGGTGGAGCTGCACACATAGCTCGTCACAATAATATGGCACGTGCGTTTGCTATCGCACCTACTGCTTCTTGTTCATACAAAAGCAAAGACTTAAAAGGGTATACATGTACCCCAGAAATTGCACCTCCAATAGCAAAGAGTGTAGACCGTGACTCTGGCACCTTCGGTGTGGAAAGAGTTCAATACGGCGATGTCGAGATCGCCTCAGAAGTTGGTTGGGACGTTTACAAACGTGTAACTGATGGTTTTGTAAAACTTCTCGATGCTACGGGACTTCTTCATGGATACAGCTTCAACTCTTGGAGTGATGTTGTAACCTACGACAATGCGTTCGTTGAAGAGTGGTTGGAATCTCCTCAAACCTCCCTTTACTATTCTTTACAAGTAATGGGTGATACTCAGGATAAGACTAACGCTTACGCTGCTCTTGATCAGGACGAGGTTGACGATTACTTGAAAGAAATTTTAGATAATCCGATAACCTGTGACTGTCAAGAATAATGAAAGATCCTTATGAAAAACTCCTATCAAGGAAAAGAAAATGGACTCCAGTTAAGCCAACGGCTGGAGCCTTTAAACACGGAGCTGAAGAAACCATTAGACGTGCCCTCGCAATACGTCATATGGAGCTACCAGTTGGTGAGTTCATTAGAGAAGGTCTTGAAAAGGACGTTCCCAAGAACGCTAGAAAATTATTAGAAGATAACGTCGTGGATGAAATACGTCACGATAAAGCGTTACAATACATAGTAGATGCACATGGTGCAGATACTCAAGCAGAAAATGAAGCTATGAGGTTAAGAGATGCTTGGATTGAACACCCAGACCACACCATTACCAAAGCCTTGGTTGCAGAACGAGCTATATTCTTTGTTCTACTGCCTTTCTTTAGGTTTACTGGTGATCCTGCTCTCAGAACAGTATCAGCTGATATTTCCAGAGATGAACAAATCCACGTGGCAACTAATAGTCTTGTTTGTGCTGAGTTGGGTCTTGTTCCTAGTAACTCTTTGGATAAACTTCGTAAAGCCACTATTAATTGGATAATGCAACCACTAGGTAGCAACTCCGATAAATATTTGGACAAAAAATTTTGGCTGGATTCCAGCGACCGCTTAATGTATGATGGCAAAGCTCCACAGCTTTCCGAGACACAGGCAGGTC